GACCGCCTCGTCCTTGACATAGGAGATGCTCAGTTCATCCGTGGCGCAGCCAGCGAGACGGTAGGTTGGCACAACCGTGCCGCCGTCTGCCCAGCCCCACTCAGCCGTGAAGGTCTTCGGCGCGTTCGCCGTGCCGCTGTTCGGGCTGTAAGTCCAGGTGTATGGCGCGACGGTGCCGGAAGGCGTGACGCCGCCCTTGACACTGCTCTCAAGCCAGAACGGAATCTGGCTGTAGAGGACTGGCCCTGCGACGTTCAAGCCGTTGCGCTCAACGCCGGGGTTGATCTCATACGCCTCAAAGTAGGTGCCGCGAAGCGTCGTGTTAGCGATGCTTGTGACTTCCTGCGAAGGAGTCGCCTCGTTCGCGTAGAGGACGCGAGTTGCGGTGGCAGCGGAACCAGCCGTTGATTCAAGCGCTCCCACGAGTTTCAATAACTGGTTGACTGCCATTTCTTTCTCCTAACTTTCTTCTACAGAGGAAAGGGCGTTCGCCTTTTCCAAGTAAATTCCAAGAACTGCGTCAGCCGCTTGCTGACCTGCTTCCAATGCGATCGCTGCCGCCGGTGTGACGAACGGTTTTGCGCGTCCACCAGGGTGCTCAACCAACTTGGCATAGCCGAATGCTGCCCGTAAGACCCCATTCCCCTTTGGATAGATACGGTGCGCCGATGTGCCGAACTCAACAAGGTGGCGATGATTGCCGCCGCGCTTGCCTGGGATCGGCCCAGCGATCACGCCGATGGTGCCTGGTTGTCGCTTGATTTTGACTGCCTTGATTGAACGATACAGATTTCCGGTTTTACGACCAACGCCGCTTGAAATATACGACTGTTGTAAAACCGGTCGCATCGCCTTACCAGCCGCATCGCGCATCGCCTCAAGTACCGCCTCTAGTTGAGACCCCGAGAACTGCGAAAAGTATTGCTCGGTGGCTTCGGTCTTGTATTCAATGCTGAAAGAGACTTTTGTCTGTGCCATTACGGGGCGATGCTCGCCAAGACTTCGCGAGTTGTCACTTCCACCTGCATCTCAATCACGGCGAACATTTCGCCGCCGTACTCGGATTCTCCCATACGGATGTCCGGCACGAGTGCCTTCACCACAACATTTGGCAAGCCGAGTTGCATATCACTGACCACGCCCTCAACGAGCACATCGCGCCAGGCATAGAGCGCCTTGACTGCGCGGTCGGTGCCCATTCCCTTTGCCACATAGAAGCGCACAGGGAAGCGATGGACCTGTCGCACGAGACGGTTTGGGCCGTACTCTGCCGTGGTAGTGGGCGGGAAGACTACAACGGACGGGAACACGGAGATCATATCTGGCGGGTTCGCCGTTGCCAGCCGCACCTCGTCGTAGCCCGCAGGGGGGGTCGTGTTGGCGGCAGAAAACCGCGCAGCGAGCGCGGTGCCGATGGCGTAGGTATCCAGCGCCATTTAGACTGCCTGCGATGCGACGCGATAAGCGCGCAGCATCTGCTCCACATCCGGGTCAAGCCGCGCGAGCAGGCGCATCTGGCCAATGTCAGGAGCCGAAGCAATTCCAAACGGCGTATTCCTCCGGTTGAAAATGCGCCCACTCTGAATAATGCAACTCATTTCAATCGGTCGCGGCACACTAGGCCAGCCGCGTGTTCCGACGATCTTGACCGCTTTGACGATCTCCACAGGGAAAGTGTTCGCCCCTTCGGTGAGCGCGATCACTTCGGTGAATGGTCGTCCAGTGGCGGGTGCGTTGAATGGCGCCAGCGCGCAGTCAGTGTTGATGGCCCAAGAGGTGCTGTAGGTTCCGTTTGCATCGCCGTCGGTTGTGATGGATGAGACGGAAGCAAAATCGTCAATCGGCTGCACGAGGTAGTCCTGCGCCGTGTAGAAGGCGGTGGATGCAGCGGACTGATAGAAGAAGCGTCCGCAGTAATCGTCAATCAGGCGGCTGACGGACTCAATGACGAGTTCCAACTCGCCGTCGGAGGTCGCGTCAATAATGCCGAGGGCCTGCTTGACTGCGCTCCCTGTCGTGTAGCCGTTCGTGATTGCCATCAGGTCTCCTTGATTGGTTGGACGCGCTTGAGCGCGTCAGGATCGCCAGCATCCTGCCAGCCGGTCACGATGAGTTCCGTGAGCGGCTGGTGAGGTGCGTATGACCCCAGAACATCAGCCATATGCACTTCATTCGTTGAGCCGAGTTTGAGGTCATAGCAGATGTCATTGAGGAGTTCGCGATTCGTGAAGCGGTAGATGCCGCAGCATACAAGCACTTCGGGAATGCCGCGCGTCCAGCCGCCTTCGGTGGAAGCGTCGTAGTAGTCCCAGATTCGCCACGGCGCCGCAGCCACGCCTACCCAGTCGCCATCCTGCGTCGGCACCTGCGGGAGCAGGGTATCGGCAAAGAGCACCGTGAGCGCTCCGCTTGGAAGCCCCGTAGAGGCACTCAGGAGCGCCCCAGCGGGGCCGTCTGCCTCATCGTGGGGAATCACCCCAGCCAGCCAGGAAGCGGCGCTGAGCACCGCCTTCTCGTCGTCTCGCCTCACTACCGCGTAGGTCGGCTGCTTGCCAGCAGCACGCCGGTGCCACTCGTGCACGGGCAGCCCAGCCGCCTCAACGAGCAGTTTGTTCGTGCCGCCTAATCGTGTTGCCTTGCCAGCGGCAAGAATAACGATCACGGTCGGCTTTCGTGCGGATGTGTCTCTGAAAGGTCGTAGTGCCAGGTCGGGCGCTCCACGCAGGTAAACTTTGCGCCAGTTTGCAGCGCCGCCACCCAGAGCAACCAGTCGTAGCCCTTCACCGGCTTGAAGCCGCCGAGTTCTACAAACAGGTCAGTGCGGATCAGCGCATTGTGGCTAACCACCGAAGTTTGGCGCAGCGCTTCCGCGCTGAACGGCTGGTTATAGCCAAGCCACGGGTTAGCGCCGCTAACATCGCACCACGAGTAGGCAACATCCGATCCGTTTGCCTCTGCCGCCTCTACCAGTGAGGCAAGATGGTCAGGATAGAAGTAGTCGTCGTCGTCAAGGAGCGCGATCCACTTGCTCTCTGCGGCAAAGCAGAGATCATTCTTCATCACGGCCCCACCACGCCTTGCGTAGTCGTAGCCGATAAGGTGCGCCTGTGGACGCAATGTCTGCCCTAGCACCGAGGTTACGGCTCGGCGCAGGAAATCACCCCGCTCTGGCAGCGTCGCCGTGACGACCGTGACGCTCATTTGTTCTTGGCGGCTCGCCGCTGTTCGCGGTTCAGCGCACCCGCCTTTGGGATCTCTGACTCAATCTGCTTGAGGATCGGTCGCCAGTGTTCGGCGTAGACCCGATCTGTCGTGTAGCCAGCGGCGAAGTCAATCGCAGCGACTCGCGCAGCCTCTCGCTTCTCGCTGTCCTGCTTGAGATCGTAGGACTGCACAAGGGCGTCCTCAATCTCTTTGACATTCGGCACCATCCACCATCCGCCCTGAAGCGGGTCGTACTCTGGCTGCCCGTTGACCTTCCAGCCAGCGCCAACCAGTTCAGGCTGCGCCGTCCAGTTCGTTACGATCACTGGCAGCGAGCACGCCTGTGCCTCAATCGCAGGCACGCCAAATCCTTCTCCTCGGGAGGTCATAAGCAGCACATCGGATGCAGAATAGGCTCGTGCTACGACCTCGGCAGAGAGTCCCTGCCGGTACTCAAACTGCGGCACGAAGCGCACACGGTCAATCGGCGCGTCAACGGCTTTGAGCACGCGCTCAATGTTGACGCCGTTGGCCAGACCAAACATCTCCGTCCAAATCAGGAGGTAGGCGTCGGGATGCGACTTCGCAAAGTTGCTCCACGCGAGCAGCATCTCAGGCCAGCACTTGCGAATAGGGGTGACCCCCTTGTTCGCTGAGTTGATGATCGTCAAGTGCGCGTCGTCCGGCACATTGAGATCTTTTCGCATATTTGATTCTGTTGGCTTGAATATCTGTGGGTTGAATGAGTGCGGCGCATAGAATACGCGGTCGCGCTCAATGCCTGCCTGAAGGAGTTCGTGCTCTCCAAACTTGCTCATAGCAATCGCCCACTTGCCCTTGCCTCTTCGGGCGAACCACGCCTTCACTTCGTCTGGCACAACGCTATGGTCAACGGGTGTCCACGACGCCATCGGGATCTCGTCCCACTGCGGCGATTTGTAGACCCAAACATCGTAGAGCGATAGCCCGATACCAGGCTCCTCTGGTTTTTGTGAAAGCCAAAAGGCGATCTGCGCCGGTGTCAGGTCATTGCTGTAGGCATCCATTCCCTGCCCCATCACGGGAATGCCGTTCCAATCAAGCGTGGTACCCGCGAGGCCATAATTCGCCATTACGGCGACCTTGTGACCGTCTGCGACGAGTTTAGGAGCGAGTTCGGTCGCCTGGACACCGTATCCCGTCGGTGACCACGGAGCATTCGTAGTAAATCCGATTCTCACGGTAATGCCTCCTCTGTATGTCCTCCCGCCGAGCCGAAGCCCGACGGGAGGGTTTGGTCTAAACCGTTAGACTTTAGGTGGTCGCCGAAACGAGCACCTTGACTGCGTTCAGATCCGGGATGTTCCCGTCAACACCGTACAGAGTGCGCAGAGCAATCTGGTTTGTGTTGAAGAGGTAGTCGCTTGACGACGCAACCTCAATCGGGAGTTCTCGTACATAGTACGAAGGCTCGTGGATGATGGCCACTGACTTGGAGGCCGAAGCCACCGCTGCCATATGGACATTCTCCTTGAGTCGGTACCCCATCAGGGTGTCAGGCTGACCAGCCGCCATTGAAGGCTGGAAGACGAACTGCCCGTTGAGATCCTGCAACTTGCGGAGTTTGCTCACCGCCGTCGTGCTCGCGTGCCAAACAGTGTTGGTGTTGCGATACGAAGGATTGAGGCTATACAAGACAGTGGCTAGATCAAGTGCATCAAAGAAGGTCGCCGTGACGGTGCCCGACTTTGTTGCGGTGCTCAAGCCCGTTGCCGCAGAGACGAAGCCCTGTGGAAGAACCGTGCCGGTGCCGATGGTCATTGCTGAACCGCCGACGAATGCAATTTGTGCACCCGCCTGTCGGCCAACTGTCCCAAGGATGTCAAAGCCCGCATCACGGACAAGTTCAGCCGACAAAAGCGTCAGGCTGGCGATCTTGTTTGCGTAGAGGGTGATTGACGAGATCGTTGGGTCGGCTGGGCTGATGGTTGAACCCTCGGTCACGAAGGCGGCTGACTGGTTCGCCGTCACGCGTGGCAGAGTGATCTGCTCGCCCGTGGTCGTGCGAAGTTTCGTCGCCCCGTCGTAGATCGGGTTGCCCTCCGTGAGGGCTACCACGATGAAATCGGCGAATGTAACAGGCACGGTTGCGGCGGCTGATGCAAGCGCACGCACTTCAAACTGAGCGCGTCGCTTCTCACCGGTCGCGATTGCCCGAAGGACATCGCTGTCGTTGTCAACCTTGACTGCATTCTCAACCTTGAGTGCGCGCTCTGCGAGTGCGCCGATCTTCTCACTGCGCTCTTCAGCGGCAGCAACCTGATCCATCTTGGCCTTGCGTGCAGACATTGAATCGTTGAGGCTCGTCCAACGAGCCTCTTCCTCTGCGGAAAGTTCGCGCTTCTCGTCAGCCGCACGGTTGAGGAGAGACTTAGCCTCTTCCCAGTCGTTTCGGTACTGCTCGTGAAGCGTCTTGGTGATGTCAGACATTGGTCTAACTCCTTACGCTATCTGGTTTGGGGTAGATTGCGTCATCGGTGGTGCGTCCAGCGGTGGTGCCGTGAGGCCCTCGCGCTGCGCCCTAGCGAATCTGCTGTTCCAGTTTGGCAAGTGCCAACTGGCGCTCACGAACAGAGAGAGGTACGAGCCGCTCATCGGCTGCCTCTGGCTCCGTTGTAGTCTCAGGTTCAGGCCGCAGATCAGGACTGATCTTGCGGATTGCGAGGTCAAGCGTTGCGGCTGAATCCGCATCGGGTGCTCCCGCGAGAAGTGCATCAAACGCACGCATCAGGGTTGAGGCGTCAATCTCGGTGCGCTCAGAGAGCGAGCGGACTGCGCCCAAGCCGATGGTGGCTGGGTAGGCTGGCTGGTTGCCGGTCAGGAGGCTGACTTCGTGCAGACGGATGTTCCGCAACTCACGCACGCCGTTCTCGTTGTAGGTATCGCCCTTATTTGGCACGGAGAAGCCGAAGGACATTCCCATCGCAGCACCGTCTCGGCGCAGCATTGCGGCGAGGTCAGAGGCGAAGGTCACCTCTGGGTTCAGGGAGACGCGCACCTTGAGGCCGCGATCATCCTCTTCAAGATTTAGCGTGCCGGTCTTGGTTGAACCGAGGAAATACTTAGCATCGTGATCCTGAAGCGCCTTGACTTCCCAATCGCCACGCTCGGCGGCAGCCACGCTCTTTGAGAACGCGCCTGGCTTGATGATCTCCCGCGTGCTCAGCCCTTCGGCTTCGGAGTTGAAGATAGCGGCATAGCCCGTAAAGGTGTGCCCATCGCCCTCAGCGCGGATCTCCGTTTGGAACTGTCGGTACTCAATCGCCATTTTCGGTTGCTCCTTACGCTCGGCGTTTTGGACGATGTTGTCCGCCCACCGCTTACCCGCGTCGCCGCCCCATAGCGCCCACGCGATCCTGCCAGCGGACGGATAACCGTCTTCGCCGGTGTTGAATCCTTGACCTTGCTTGTCCACCTCGTGTCGTGCGAAGTAGGAGCGCATCCGCACCACCGTCTCAAACGGCAGGTTGCGCCCATTCACGATGTCGCGTGCGCGAGCCACGCCCACGAGGGTGCCGCCGCGTCCGAACTCAGCGCGCCAATCTAGGCCGCGCTTCGCCTCTTCCTGCATCGCCTCTGTCGGCATATAACCGTCAGGGTCAATCGGAGCGCGCTCTTCCTGGTCATCCTCGTCGTCCTCGTCGTCGTCCTCGTCCTCGCGCGGCTGCCAAGCATTGCAGTAATATGCGCCGCTGACATAATCGTCCCAGCGCTCGCACCACGCCTTGTCGCCCTGGATATCGTCCTCGTTGTAGAAGGCGCAGTTGCCGCAGGCGCGACCTTCAGGCACATCCTCGGCGAGTGCGGGTCGGTAGTTATCTGGCAAGGCGCGCTCGCCGCCAGGCTCAATGCCTTCAGCCTGCGAGATCGCGACCATCTGCGAGATGGCGTCCTCTTTGGTGGTGTGGCAGCCCATCACTTCGCCGTCCTGCTTGACGACTGCCCAGCCGCTGCACTGCTCACTGTCATCCGTGATGAAATATGGCATTACGGATCAACCTGAAAATCGTAGACATCCAGCACGGTGTCGGCACCGTCAGAGATGGCATAGAGCACATCACCATTGCCGATCTTGAGCGTGGTGATCGCGCCTTTGGAAATCTCAAATCCCGTCGTGGTCGTGACGGCTGCGCCGCCAACCCAGATGTTCTTGTTCGCGCCAAGTTCCATCGTGATCTCGTGGATGTTCTTCGCAGTCGCGGTAGCGATTGCCGCCGCTGCCGTGCCGATGCTGTATTGCTGCGCTCGGAAGGTCATCTGATCACCTCAGGTTGAGCACGAGGAGATCTTCCTCGCGCTGGCGTTCTTCGTGTGTGCGGCCCCAGCCTCTGACCCGCAACTCTTTCGTGTGGCTCGCCGCCTTGATGCGCCCTGCGTAGCCCCACGCGGAGCGTGTAGCCCGACCCTCGGTCGTCAGCGGTGCGCTGATTGCGCGACCCGCAAAGCCCTGAGCACCGCGAGCGTTGCCGCGAGAGAAGGAGTAGGCGAACACCTCGCCCTTGAAGGCGATTGCCTGCGGCTTGAAGACCGGCACTGGGCGCTGTGCGTAATAGCCTGGGCGCGAGGCTGCGCCTGGCTTGGTGCCCTGCGCCGTGCCCGTGCTATCCGTGATGCCGTTGAGTGAGGCTGCAACATCCAGCACGCCGAGCACGCTGAACGCGCTCG